CTCGACCAGCATCTCGATCGCATCGACGCCTCCGAAGATCACGTCCTCGAAGTCGACGGACTCACCCTCGGGGGTGACGAACTCGACGATCACCGAGTCGATGTCGGCGCTGACGCCGCGCATCGTACCCTCAGAGATCAGGCGCTTGGCCTCCTGGCCGTCGACACCCGAGTCGAACTTGCCTCGACCGATGATCTCCTGGCCGATCCGCTCGATCTCGTGGATCGAACCAGCGATGCGAGAGCCGTCGTGGCCCATCGCGTTCTCGACCTGCAACATCAGGGGGATCGGAAGTTCACGATGGGTGAGTGCGCCTTCCTTGATCTGACGACCGTCGCCAGAGGGAAGCCCCTCGACGATCAGCACGCCCTCCCACTCGTAGGCGGTGGTGGGCGCAGCGGCCTCGTCGTCGTCGTGCACCGCAGCATCGGCGGTGTCCTCGACGACAGCCTCGGCGATGTCCTCGGTGGAGGCATTGGCTCCGCCGCCGCTCTCGCCATCAGCGGCAGATGCGACGATCTCCTCGGCGGTGGACTCAGCCCAGCGCCGCGCGATCTCGTTGACCAACTCGTCGTCGGTGACCTCGGTGAGATCGAACTCCTCGTCGGATGCGGCCTCGACCGGCTCCTCATCGACGGCGACCTCGGCGATCGCGTCGAGCGCCAGCAACTCCGGCGGCTCGCGATCAGCGTCGGCCAGGTGAGCGGCCAGGTGGTCGTAGACGCCCTGCCGATCAGCGTCGGGGATGGTGCTGCCACCGCGAGCACCGTTCAGCACGGCGATCCCAGCGATCAGCGCGGCCACGTTCGCGGCACCAGGGGTACCGTCCTCGGCGACCTCGTGGTGGGGGAAGCGGTAGTTGGACTTGACGGTCACGTCGGCCTCGTCATCGCGCCACGCATAGACCTGGGCGAAGTAGCCCTCATCGCTGGGGGACTCGACCCGAGCGACCACTGCATCAGCGTCCCACGGCTCATCCACGACAGCGGTGTCGTGTGGAGCGATCGCGGTCATCACTGCTGCCGCGTCGTCCTCGATCACAGCCTCATCGGCTGCGAGCACAGCCGTCTCGCCCTCAGCGACCTCGATGCCGTCCTTCTCGATGCCGTCGGCCTCAGCCTCGACGACCTCGGTGAACTCCGAACCCTCACCCTCAACAAGAGGTTCAGGGTTGAGGATCGAGTGAACGCGGTTCGCGATCTCGCGCAGGACCGTCTCGCTGAACCCCTCGAAGTCGATCTCGGGGATGATCTTCACGGTTGCGGTGCCCACGACGGACTTCCTCTCATCTCGCTCAGCCAGAACGGCGAGCGCGCGATTGGGCTGGGGAAGGACCCCGCCCTCGGCGAAGTCATGGGCATCCTCATCGGACGCGCCCATGCCGTCACCCGGCGGTGGGACCTCATCCATCGGCTCGGAGACATCGACGGGCATCTCGGGAAGATCCTCCTCGATCTCCTCCTCGATCTCCTCGATCTCCTCCATCGCCTCGTTCAGTGCTTCGGCGCGCATGGCTGCTTCCTCGATCTCAGCGAAGCAACCATCCCGCTCGTCCGTCTCCCAGTTCCAGACGGCGTGGGGCATGTCGCCCCCGCTCTCGTCCATGCACTCCGGGCTGTTCGCGACCACGATCCAAGCCATGTCTGATGCTGCCTCCTCGGTTGGCTCGCCACCGACGAGCGCAACGTCGATGACTCGAACTCCCCAACGGAGAGTGATGTCGTTGAATGTCAATGGTAGACCCACAACTTCCGGCTGCTCGGGGATGGGACTCCGAGCGAGCGTGATGTGGGGGGTGAAGCCGCGCTCCTCGGGGACCTCGACTCCGTGCTCCTTCAACTTGTGGACAAGTTTCTCGCGGAGCCTCGTCAGGCCGGGAACGTCGACCAAGGCGATCAGGAGATCATCGGGGTTCTCGCCGAAGGTGCCAAGGCCCGAGATGCTGCCTTCGAGCGGGCCGAAGTGTTCCGTGACCTCGAAGATCACGTGCATGATGGCATCGCGATCGAGCGACGAATCGTCGGCAGAACCGAGCCAGACGAGCGTCAGATGGATCGCCTCGGCCGGAACCTGACCCGGAATGGCAATCGCCTCAGCCTCGGCGTCAGTCGGCTCCAAGGTGATGATGACCCCGTTGGGGTCGTACCCGAAGTCAGCGCGATCGAGCACCACCATCGACAGCGGCTCGATGTCGGCGACGGGGATCTCGACGCCGGGGAGAGGATCAGGGGCGTTGCCCGGCACCTCGACCTCATCGGGAACCTCCTCAGCGGAAGCCGGGATGATGCCGGTCGCTGGGTTGGCCCGCTTCTCGTGGAAGTTGCACAGGTCGTTGTGGTCGATCCCGCCGGTCACGATGACGCAGGTGCCAGCACCACCCAACTCGGGGGCGGTGTTGAAGTACCGGCAGTTGCCGCAGTAGTCGGGGGACCCGGCCTCGGCTTCACGCAGGTTGGCCTCGGTCCACGTCTGGTCGGGTACGCCGTCGGCTGGATCAGCGAGAGACATCTTGGCGAGATCAGCGATGGCGCGGGTGGACGACCGCAGAGGATCGACGCTGACTGAGATGTCGAAGGGGGATCGCACACAGACTCCCGATGGAGGGCGCTGTGTCAATCATAGGCCACGATCGGCCCTTGGGAGGGGAGTCAGCCGGAAGCGTTGTGAGCGTCGAGCAGGACGAAGAACTCCTCGTCGGTCAACTTGCGGAGATCCCGAGCGAGCGTCACCTCGTCGAAAGTGCCGTCCACCGGGTAGTCGCCACTGTCGCTCAGCATGTCATCGAATGGGTTGGTCGAGGCTTCCTCAACGATCTCCGGCCAATCGAAGGTCGCCAGGAACTCGACGAGTGCATCGAAGGTGATGTCGCCGTTGACGTACTTGTCGATGGTCGCGCTGATGGCGCTCATGTCGTTCTACCTGTTCCTCATGTAGATGACCGTACTACGAGCACGGGACATCAGGTCGGGGGCTTCCATCCTCGAAGGATCTCGTCGATCCTGACGCCCGTGAGGCCCTCCGCGATCAGGACCGGATCGCGGCCGTCCACAGCGTTGTTGAACAACTGCCAGAACACGTCCTTGTCGGCGATGAGTTGCTCGAAGGCTTCGAGGTTGACCGACTCCAAGCGCGTTCCTGCGAGATCACGGATCACGTTGGGCGGGACGTAGCGTCCGCCGAGCGCACCTTCCTTGCCGGAGAGGAACTCCTCCAACCCTCGCTGGTGTCGCTCCAAGGCGCGCTTCACCGACACCTCGACGGGAATGTCGACGAACACAAGCCGAGGTTGTTGGTATCCGGCGGCGATCACGGTGTCAATCTGCTTGCCGGTCTTGGCGGCATCGCGCATCGTGGTGTCCCAAATGATGTTCTTCTTCTCGGCGTAGGCGCGCTCCGCCAAACGATCTGCGAGGTAGGAGGACTCCTTGTGCACGAGCGCAGCGCCCTCCATCTGCGTCAGCCCTTCGCCGATCGGGATGAGTCCGCGCCTCGCCAACTCCTCCTTCATCGCATCGGCGTTCAGTTCGAGGAAGCGAGTCTGGTCGATGCCAGCCGCATCAGACGCCAGCGTTGTGCCCTTGCCCGCGCCGCCCATGCCACCGGAGAAGATGACCTCGCCGTCGTTGGGGACCGACAGCGCCTTGCGCTCCCACACGTCGTCGAGGATCTGGTTGTGGACCCTGACGCGTTCAGCGTCCCACCCCTTGCCGTCTGCTCCGCGCTCGTTGAAGCGTTCTTTGGTGGTCTGACGAGAGTCGACCCTCGCCTCGATTGTCTCGCGCCGAGCCTCCAACTGGTCCTCTCGGAGCGTCGTCGGCTCCTCCAACCAACTGCGATCAGCCTCGGCGTACTCGAACCCCGTCGAGCACGCGCAGTTGATCCGCTCGGCAGCCGAGAGGCCCCAGTCGCCGGGATACTCAGCGAACTCCCCGCCCACGATGAAGAAGTCCTCGATCGGAACCGACTGCCCGTTCGCGTCCTGATGCGTCTGACGAGAGTTGACGAACGAGGTGTCCCAAATCTTGAAGCCCACCAAGCCGGTTGCCTGGCCGACTCCGAAGGCAGTGCCCTCTGCGGCGGTGTGCGCCTCGGTCGTCCCGATGCCCTCGGCGATGCCGGGAGACAACGGGCCAGGCTGGACGGATGACGCAGGCACCGTAGGAGCCGATCCGCCGGGCGGCGGCGGCAGGAGCGTCGCAACTTCCAGGGCCGTGATTCCCCGCTCAGTGAGTCCGAGGTGGGCAGCCAACTGGGGGTCGTCCCAGTCCTCCTCGTTTGCTTGATTTGTCGACTGCGACACTCGACTGAGGATTGTGTCGTTGTAGCCCTTCACCGCGCTCATCTGAGCGTCCAACAGAGTCGCCTTGCTGACGGCCCACGTCGTACCCCGGAGGGTCGGGATGGGAATGCCGAGATTGCGCGCCGTTTCGAGGCCGTACCGCTCGATCGCCACAGCCAGGGCAAGAGCGATGTAGGTGTCGGCGGCGTCGTCCCACCACTCAGGCTCGTAGATCTCGCTGGCTTGGTAGGTCGGCCCGGACTCAGAGATCCTGACCGCCATGCGGCCGTTCACCTCGACCATCGCCAGGTTCGCCCCAGCGGTGATCGCCTCTTGCTCGCGCTCTCGACTCCGGTCGGAGATGGGGCTGACGAAGGCCATCTACGCCACCGGGACCCGGCGAGCCGATTCCAGAGCCATCTGGATCAGATCGTTCGGGACGAGGAGGCCGTTGTCACCTCGGCTCAGGGGCCGACGAAGCGACGACATGGCGTGCTGCTGCAAGAGGCCGGTCACCTCGGAGATGATCGCCTCGGACTGCTCCTCGGAGAACCAGTCGGGAGCGCCGGTCTGAACGAGGTAGCGCCGGATCCACGCGCGCCCCTTCAAGGCGAACGAGTCCCAAGCGCCTTCCATGATCTCGTCCGTGGTGACCGAGTAGCCGTTGAAGCGAGCGGAGCCGATCTTCGAGAGCACGTCGATCTTCTCGGTGGACCGCAACTCGGATCGCAGTTCCTCGTCACCGTTGACGAACGGGAGCACCCGATTCGCAGCGCGTTCGAGAGCACGCTCCAACGCTGCGTCGGCAGCAACGGCGAGTCGCTCGATCAGCGCCGAGACTTCATCCGTCGATGCAGAGTCGGTCGGGGAGTCAGGCTCATCCATCCCATCGACCAGGGCAGGGTCGTCGGTTTCGAGATCGGCTCCGCTTGGGCGCGTGATGGGCCGACTCGACGGAAGCGCCTTCACCTCGTTCTGGCGCTCCACAAGGTCGATCCCTGCGAACAGGTCAGCGGTGTCCGGGTGGAGAACAGGCATGAGAATCGGACCCCACAGGGCGGGATCGGATTCGAGGATGGCTTCCAGCCAGCGACGCTTCTTCTCCTCCTCGTCGGGCATCGCATCCTCGTCGAGTCCGAGAGAACGCAGGTAGGTGAGATCCGAGACAACCCGGCGATCCCATGCGCCGCGAACCTGACCCGCCTCGGGCTTCGCCACGATCGAGGACGAGTCGAACTTCAAGGCGAAGGCTTCCGCTTCCTCCTCGGTGAACCCCTCGAACTGGACGAGCATCGGGCGGAAGTACGACGTGGTGATGAACTCGGCCAGGGCTTCGCCGAGCGGGATGACGTGCTTGCTCGCGAACTCGGAGTCGATGTTGTAGCCGGTCCAGTGGTTGAGGCTCCCCTTGCCCTCCATCATCTCGGGCGGAATGTCGAGGCCGCGGGCTACTCGGTGCAGGGCCTCCTGACGCAACTCTTGGTACAGGTTGTCGAGGTCGCGAGCGACCTCGATGAGCCGCACCTTCTCGCCCAACTCGGCAGCGCCTCGGAGCAGGAGCGGCACGAGAGCGGCAGCCGAAGTGCGATCGTCGACCGGAGCCGACAGGTGTGAGATCAACTCCTGCATGAACTCGTCGATGTCGTCGGTGTCGTCGCCGGGATCTTCCGTCTCGTCGTCGGGACCGAAGGACATCTCGTCGGGGATGAACAGGATCCCGGCCGAGAGTCGAGACTTGGCGATCGCGTCCACAACCTGCGTGAGTACCACGACCTCGCGGCAGATCGGCAGGACGCGCTTCATCGGGGAGTCAGCGCGGTCCGACCACCGAGGGTCAGAGCGCCACAGGCGCGCGATGTAAACGTCCTCGTCGAGATGGCCGATCGCAGACTTCGAGCCGTAGGCGGATTGGCGCGTGCCCGACGGGTTGCGGATCACGTTCCCGTCAGCATCGACCTTGACTTCCTCAGTGGAGAGGAACTCCCACAGGATGCCAAGCGGGCTGTCGAACTCATCGACGATCTGCGTACCCACGAGCCAGGACTCGCCAGCGATCTGCATGTGCAGGGAGGCCCGCCGGAGCAGTTCCTCAATCCCGCCAATCGGCCCAACGAAAGCGTCCATCACGGACTGTGCCCTTGGATCCGTGGACTCCACCCAGTCGCCGTCGTCATCGCGGCGCACGGTGCGGAGATCGGCTGCTGCCACGGTGTTCGCCGTCAGGTTGTTGACGAACCCGACCTCACCGACCAACTCGTTGTAGGTGAAGCCGTCCGACTGCCAAGCGTCGTCGTTCGACGGTGCTCGCTCGATCTCGCCAACGGTCTGCAAGGCCGCGCTCGACACGCGCGCTGAGGTTCGTTGCGGTCGCTTGATTGCGAACTGCGAGTCTCGTCCGAGACTGAATGAAGCGAGCGGGCTACTCCGCGGCACGTGGACACCTCAGCGTTGCGTCGTTCTGCCAGCGTAGCCCGGCAGGTGTAGTAGTAGTGAGGACGGGGAGGCCGGGCCAGAGGGGGAGAGGTGGCCCGACCCCCCCATCCATCCCAATAGGGTATGTCACGTCACACCTCCTGGCGGTGGGCGGCGCTTCGACAAGCGGCGAGCGACCTCATCGAAGTCAGACGGTCGCGCCACCATCGTCTCCACTCCGCAAGCGTCGAGAAGGCCGAGCCAGTGGTCCTGCTCGGGAGTGGTCTTGCCCAACTCCTTCTTCACCTCGATGATGAGCAACTCCGGCACCCGGATCAGCACGAGATCGGGCCAGCCCTTTGCCTCGGGGTCGCCGACGAGGAACGTCTTGTTGCCGCTCTTGACCGCCTTGCGGGAGTCCTTGAAGTGCCGCCACTCCCACCCATACCGCTCGGCCAGTTCGGTGATCTGCCCCTGATAGACCTTCTCCGAGATGGAGCGGTGGGCACGCTCCTCGGCGGTCAGCCGCTTACCCATCGAACCGATCGCGCCGTCGCTTGCGCCTCGTGCCCTTCGCCGCGTCCACCTTGTCGTTCACGAGATGCGAAACGTGCACGGTCCTTGGCAGCCGTCGGTCAAGTTCGCGGATCGCTACACGGATCGGGGAATCGTCGAAGATCTGTGGTGCTCGATCTTGCAAGAACCGGGCCAACTCGCCCTCGATGCTGGCGTCGATGATGGCAGCGCGCTCGGCCGTGGTCAGTTCCTTCGTGACGATCTTCTCGACGACCTTCTCGACCTCAACGACGGGGACGGGGTGACCACAGTTCTCACACAGCGGGGTGCCCTCGTCGTCCGTCACACTCGCCCCTCTCGATCCGATCAGCGATCGCTCCTGCCTGCCGAGCATTGAACCACACATTCACCATGCGGTGTCCACCGACCATGACAGTTCCACGCCACTCGCCAGTGATCCCGCAGATCGCCTTGCTGGGGATGCACAGGAGTACGCCGTACTCGCATCGCCGAGCGCGCCGAAGTTCGTGCAGCAGGTCGCCAGCCATTCGGAGATCAGCATTCACCACTTCACGGTAGAGGCGAGATCAGCCGATGATGAACATGACCGGACCGTCGCAACCGCAGCATGGAGCGTCCTCGCATCGACCACCGTCGATACATGAGGTGAACTCCGGCTCCGGCGGCAGGCCGTCAGGAATCGAGCAGTCGATCGCCCCGCAGCGACACCACACGACGGTCTGATGGCCCTCGTCGTCTCGCATCTCCTCGCGGGTCCCGCAACGGGAGCACGGGTCAGTCACGGTCCCGATCCATCGCGTAGAGCCGACCGAGGAACGCAGCCACGTGGTCGCACGCATCTTCGTAGGCCCGAGCCTGCGTGTCGTAGTACGGCATGTCGAGCCTGAACTCGAAGGCCCGCGATCCACCCAACCACAGAGCGCCCCACCACTCGCCTTCGACCTCCTCAGCAGTGACGCCGAGAGTGGGGGTCAGGAAAGCGGTCACGACGGAACCGCCTCGGGCCAGGGGCGCACGATCCGCTCCTCGGGGACGCCATCGAACTCGGGGAGAGCCTTGGTGATCTGACGCAAGAGCGTCGGGTCCTCGGAGCGCAGGTGTTCGACGTGGCGCTCGTTGTAGACCAGCGCGCGCAGTGCGGTCCGACCCGAGGCCAGGCCAGGCAGGTTGTGCTCCGGCTCGATCATCCTCATCGTCCGCTCGACATCGGTCGGGACGTAGTTCCATCCGTAGATGTTCAGGCGGGCGTCGAGGTGCGATCGTGCCTCTCGCCGAAGTGCGCTCTCATCCATGCGGTTCCTCTCGATGGGCTGTGACCGTATCGTGAGCGTGGGACGCTCAGAGGCCGAAGCCCGTGTGGTTGTGCCCGACGTGGGGCAGGTACGCGCCCAGGGCGTCCTGAGCCACCACAGCGGCCGTGCAGACCTCACAGTAGAAGCGGGTGCAGATGTGGCCGAGTCGCCTCATCGGATCTCCACCACCTTGCCGTCAGCGTCGATCACGGCGACCGAACCAGACGCCAGGCGGCGGGTCGTCAGTTCTCCTCGAACGATCCCCTCGGACACCGGGTCGCCGTGCCACGAGTCGGGGACCTCCTGCTCCGGCTCGTCGAGGCCGTTCTCGTCGCAGTAGCGAGCGAACGCCTCTCCGGCGTCGACCGTCTCGACCAGACCGGGGGCCGTGCTCTTGCACTCTCGATCCGCGATTGCCGTGGCCTCCGCCTCCGACAGACCTTCCTCGATGGCGAACAGGTAGGTGTGGTAGTGATCCTCTGCCTCGTTCTCGCAGACGTGGCAGTGGGTGTCGCCCATGCCCGTCTCCATCGCCCGACGCTCGTGAGACGACGTGGGGTGACCGCAGCGGTGGACGTAGCC